GGATCAATAAGTTTGTCCGTAATAATATCAATAACTGCCATTGCTGGAGTTGTTGCAGAAGTATTTGCATAAATACCAGGGTCTTGAATCGTTGAACCTACTGGAAAGAATGTTTCTTTGTTTAATTCCAATCCACCCAAGTCAATAGTAGTCATAGTCCATAGATAAGGAACTAATGGCCCTGGTAATCCTTGAAGGCCCGATTTAGAATCAAAGTTCCACATCCCTGTATTCCTAGTAGTAGGAATGACCCATACTTGTCCAGCAGCATCCCATGTTGCGCCTGTTGCATTAAAGTCGGCTGCTAATCTAATCTCTTCTCCACTCATCTCTTCATCGCCTTCCTTGTTGCTACATGGGCTTTCTTTGCTAGGGCTGCAAACTTCGATCGAGGGTGCTTCTTCTTCAGAGCAGCATAATTCTTTGCATATGCCTTATTGTAGGCTGAAGGTTTCCTGGTTCTTTTCACTTTAACTTTAGTTTCAGTTGCGACAACTGCCGGTACTGCATTCCCTTGCATAGCGGTTCCGCATTCATGACAGTAGTTAGCCATTAAAATCAAGCCTCAGCAGTAGATTGTATCGCGATAGACATCCAGTCTTTTGTGGATAGTTTGACTACTCGGCAACGGATTCTAGCGGTTACATACAAATTAGCAGTACCAACAGCGAAGCCATCATTACCAGAAGTAAGGTAAAGTGTATCATTTACAACTAAGAAAGCCTCACTTAATGCAGCAGGTCCAAAGTTATCTGGGAAGAAGTCCGAGGTTTCAGTTGCGATATTATTGGTAGCATCAATTGAAATAGATCCAGAAGCAACTAGAGTTTGAGAGTCTGCTCTAACTAATGCCGTTCCCGGGTTTAAATCAGTCAATTGTGTGCTGATTGAACCATTAGCACCTAAGAATGATGCAACAGTTCCACCATAATCCCCATCGCGTTGAATGATGAAATCTACAGATTCTATTGCAATAGCTTGTCCAGTAGGGACATTGATGTATGCGGATAGATCTACAGTTGATTGAGTTCGAGTCCCATTTGCCTGGAGCGCTGTCATTGTTACGGTTTCAGTTAGGTAAAAACTGCCGGTCACGGATTTAGTCATACAACCTCCCCATCGCTGACGGTGTATAAAGTAAACCTACTTTCATTTTTACACCAAAACCCCCTCGGATTCCTATCTTCTTTAGGGTGAGGCATAGGTTCCGCTCCCGAGAAGGGGCTTCTCCGCCACGCCCGAGGCCAGCGTTTACTTACCGGAGGCCGACCTCTATTTGGAGTTTCCCCGCTTTGAGTCAAGGATTGGTCGGTAGGTATATACCATACTGATACTTCGGAAAGGTTGAGGGAGCACTATGAAAGTCCTAAAAACAATAAGTTTAGATGAACAAACAATGAAAATTAGCCATAAGATGAGAAATTTTAGCCAATGGGTACGGATCTCTTTGAGACAATATGACCTGGGCGAAGATTTAGCAACAGAAACAATGAGAAGAATGCGTTGGGCAAAGGCCGCACATATGCTAGCTGCAACAATTCATGAAAAGGCAATTGAAATAGATGAGAATTACCAGGGAACTATTGATGAATTAATCAAGAAGGCAATGGATCAAACTACCCTGGAGGAGTACCAATGAATAAAGTAGCTGAACCATGCCCTAAGTGTGGACAATATTACCCAGGGGATTGTTTTAATCATGGATGCAATGATCCAAAGTGTGAATGTGATGGTTGTTTATCATTACAAGACTTCCTGGAGGATGAGGATTAATGAGCGCCTTCAGTATGCAAGTTGCTTGCGGTTGTGGATTAAATGGCCCGATTGGTATGGATCAGTTGGCATTGTGGGATGGAGAACATTCTCCTGCTGGATTTGTTGAGGGTCGCCGATACATTTGGCAATGCCCAAAATGTGGAAATCAAGTATGCGTCAATATGACATTACTAGATGACGATTCCCATTCCGCCACCTTGGCCTAATGCTGAATACTCATAGTCTTCTATCTCTTGAGTATAGAGATCGCCATACGACGCATTATCAGTTGTAGCCATTGCAAGGGGGAAAGCGATAGTAAAGAAAGTAATTCCTGCGGCTACTCCAGCACCGCCAAGAGTACCGGCTCTAGTAGCTGCTGAATACCAAGGACTAACAGCACCAACTACTTCGATCGCAGCAGGTAAAATTAATTCTTGATATAAAATCCTAGATACTGCACTTGTCATGTTCCAAGAATAAACAGTTGAGTGATAAATTGTTGCTCCAGCAATTCTTAATGCAATTGTCCTTGAGACTGGGTGAATCATTGCAGCGAGGAATACTGCCGTTCCTTCGGGGCCGATTTTAGAATATCCTTTAATTGCTGCATATCTTATCAATGGCCCCATAATGGGTATTGCATAAGTCATGTGATCAACTCTGCGATTGGTCTAATTCATAAGAACGCTTTAGTCGCATCATGTAAATCAAGTCTTCTTCTTTGTCACGCACACCAGTTAGATAGAATCTTGAGGCTGGAATGGTAATTTCTGTTGTATCTCCATCAACCCAAGGTTGAACAATACGATAGCAATATAATTTTGAAGCGGCTGTCGGTTCTCCTGAAGAGAAACTTGTTTGGACTTCAGTTCTTACCATTGATGGATAAGTAAGATTGGAATTAGCAGTCATGAACCGGTATTGCCCCATCACTACAGTTGTTGCATCATTATTATTTCCAAGCATTCCATACATTGAACCGATGACATCATACAGATAAGCAAAGTCAATACATTGAGATGGATCAATAAGTTTGTCCGTAATAATATCAATAACTGCCATTGCTGGAGTTGTTGCAGAAGTATTTGCATAAATACCAGGGTCTTGAATCGTTGAACCTACTGGAAAGAATGTTTCTTTGTTTAATT